CGGTCGTCATGTCCAGGCTGACGCCCTCGGCCAGGATGATGGTATCGCCGGACAGGGTGATCTCCGTGAGCGTCGTGGTCAGCTTGAGTCCGTCGTGCTCCTCCGTCACGGACAGCACGCGGCCGGTTGCATCCGTCGTGATCTCCGTGCCGTTGGGCTTGCGGGTCAGGGCCACCACCGGGCTGACCGCTTCCACGACCTGCAGCTGCTCCATCTCCAGGTCCAGGCACCCGCCCACGGGTGCGCAATTGCAATGATCATTCATAAACGTCGCCTCCTTCGTCGCTGCTCCCCGATCCGCTCGGGATCACCACATCCAGCTGCGTTGGATGGATCATGAAGCTCTTAATGTTGCTGTCCCACCGGCGGGGCGCCGGGGTGGACGGCAAGATCTGCTGCGCCGCCATCAGCATGACGGGCGTGTCATCGTCCGTGGGCGGGTCGTCGTCCCCGCTTTCAGCCGGCACAAAGTGCATCTGCACATAGGCCCGGCCCGGGCGCAGCCTCAGGCTCTCCTCCTGCGTCAGCCGGAAGTGCACGTAGCTGGCGTGCGTCCCCGGCACGATCCGCAGCTCATCCATGTCCAGCGTCACCATCCGCCCTGGCTGAGCGATGGTCACATAGACGATCATGCCCGTCAGGTCCGCGTTGATCCGCAGGACATAATCCGGCGTGGATCCTCTTACCATTTTGCCCCCTCCTTATCCGTTCCGGATGGCCGCAATCGCCTCCGGCGTCAGCTTGTCCGCGCCCAGGCTCGCGTTTGCCACGTTGAAGCCGTAGACCGTGTGCGTCACCGGCTCGAAGGCGTCCCCGAGCGTGATCTGGGTGTACCGCTCCGCGATCGCGTTCCAGCGGTAGCCCTTGACCTGCGCGCGGGTGCTCAGGCCGATGTCCTCGTGCGTGATCTCCACCGTGTCGTACAGCCGCAGCCGTTCGAGCCCCTTGTATTGTTTGTACTCCTCCGTGTCCCCCAGCAGCAGGAAGTCCACCGTCAGCGTCGTGGCCGGGAGGTCGGCTTTTTTGTCGCTGAAGACCGCCTGCGCCTCCTCGGTCATCCGCGCCTGCACCTCGGCCTCCGTGCCGTCCGTGCCGATCTTGGCGTTGACCGTCAGCGCCTGGTAGGCGTCCACCGGGTAATTCGCCCGCAGCGGGCTGTCCACGTAGACCGCCGGCAGCAGGTAGTCCGCGCCCTGCGCCGTCTTCGCCACCGGCATGACCCGCGTCACCAGCTTCGAGTAGTCCCGCCGCCAGCTCACGCCGGTCAGGTTGACGCCGTAGCGGATAAAGCAGACCGCGTCCCCGGATGGGTTGCCCAGGAGGAAGAACTCGTCCTCGTCGCGAACGAGCCGCGCCTTCGCCTGGCCCACCAGTCCCGTCTCCGGGTCGAGGAGCACCGAGGTCACGGTCTTGCGCGTCGCCGCCAGCGTGATCTTGGCCGCGCTGCTCTCCGCGTAGATCATCGGCGCGGAGCTGCTCCCGTCCGGCAGGCAGGCCGAGCGGATCGCCGCCACCGCCGTCGCCATCGCCGTCGCGTTGAGGCTGACTTGTCCGACCAGTGCCATGCTCCAGTCGTAGGAGACGTGCTGCGCCGTGACCTTGACCGTCATGGCCTTGCCGTCAATCGTGAGGTCGGTCACGCGGAAGAGCTGATGCGTCAGCACGCGCGCCGGGATGTCGTCGAGGATCGCGCTGCCCTCCTCGATCGTGTAGGCGTAGGTGACCGCCGATTTGTTGACCTGCCCCTGCCGCCCGTCGAGGCACATGACGTAGTAATACGTGCCGCTCGCGCTCTCGTCGCGGGTCAGGATGACCTCCGTCCCCGCCGCCAGCGTCCGGATCACGTACATGATCGCGCCGAGGTCTTTCCACGCCGCGCCCGCCGATCCAGGCTCCGCGTAGGTCGGCCCGGTCGCCTCCCAGTTGTGCCCGCTGTGGCTGACGCGCATCGGCGGATAATACCCGCGCCCGTTCACCCAGGCCGGATAGCTGCCGTTTCTGCCGTAGAGGTTCGCGCCGCCCGAGTTGACTGTGTACACCTTCGACCCGACGCCGATCAGCCCCTCGGTGTCCGGCGAGATCGCCGGGGTCTCCGTCGGCGGAATCGGCGCGCATATCAAACAGAAGGGCGTCAGCAGCTTCCACCGTCCCTCCGGGTCGATCGGGTGCGTCATGCTCAGGTTATACTGCTGCCCGGCATCCTCGGTGATCTCGCAGCTGGTCGGCGCGAGCACGCCCTCCCCGAGGTCGAGGTTGTACAGCTCCGGGTTGGAGTACTCCGCAAAATCTCGCATGTCCTTGTCGAAGACCCGGATCATCACAGCCACCTCCAGCGCGGCGTGACAATGACCTGGCTCTGCCCGGCTCCCGTCACGTCGATGTCGATGGCCTCATGCGGCGGGATCCACAATCCCTGCGCGCCGTTGTAGTACAGCCGCGTGATCCTGGTCAGGCTCTCGCTCCCGTCCGCCGTCGTGACCTGCATCGTGTCGCTGTCGATCACGACCTCGGTCTCGCTCGCCCAGCTCGTGCCGGAGATGAAGACGGTCAGATGGCTCTGCTTTGTGATCGGGCCGAGGTAGAGCTTGATGTCCGCGTCGGTGCCTTTCGTCACGCGGTAAATCGGGCGCGCCGGGAGGTCGCCTGGATTGTAGAGGCTGTAGTGCCGCTCGCTGATGGTGATGCTCCCCTCGGTCGGCACTTGCCCTTTCCCCGGCTGCACCATCCAGGCGACCGTCCCAGACCACGCGCCGCGCATGACGCGCTCGAGGCTGGCCTCCTTGATGATCCGGCCATAGTAGACCCGATCCGGCTCGCTCCCGACGATCAGCTCCCCCGCGCCGCGCAGCCAGGCCGCGATGGCCGCCGCGTCCGCGGTGCGTTTGTTGGCGATCCCGATGCTCAGGAGGTAGCCGTCATAGATGCCCTCGCCCTGGGTGCGCGTCAGGAAGCCGGGCCGCCCCGGGACCGTGGTCTGCTCCACGCGCTCCGCAGGGTAAACCCGCGGCGGGAGCTTCGTCACGATGACCCCCATCGTCCGGCTGTCCACGCCGTTCCAGATGAAGTAGTCCTGCAAGCCGTCTCACCCCCTGTGGCCGAAGCCCTGCAATTGACGCCGCTGCATATCCGCGAGCTGCGCCTCGATGTAGCCGATGTCCTCGGCGCTGTTCTGGTAGTACTTGTCCACATAGACCGCCGAGCTCGTCGAGTAGCTGCCGCCCTGGCCGCCGCCGTTCGCCGCGCCCGTGTAGGCCGCCACCGGCTGCGTCGTCGCGTCCACCATCGAGGCCACGGACGCGCGCACGCGGTTCACCATGTCCTCGATGCCGATCGCAAAGCCCTCGCCGGTGTACTGGCCGAGGCCTTCCATCACATGGGACGGGCTGCGGATGTCGAGCGCCTTTTCGATCTCGTCCCGCGCGGCCATCGCCAGGTCATGCGCCTTGCGCCGCACGTCCGGCAGCTTGGCTCCGAGGCCCTGCGCCATGCCTGCGCCGCCCTGCTCCCCGGCCTCTTCCAGCCCCGTCTCCAGCTCTTCGCCGGTCGCGTTGGAGAGCAGGTCGGCCTCCGTGAAGACGGTGTCCGCGGAGCTCTCCATGCCCTTGCCGAGGTTCGCCGGGATCTCCTCGCCCTTCGCTTCGAACTCCGCGGCCATGTCCGCGAGGATGTCCTCCGTCCATCCGCCGTTGATCGTTGACCAGTCATAGCCCTCAAATGTGCCTGCATCCACCAGCCGCTGCACGGCCTCCCGCGCCGCGTTGTACCGGCTCGCCTCGTCGTAGGCCGCCGTGATCTCCGCAAGCAGCGCGTTGGTGTAGTCCGCCGAATCCTGCGCCGAGACCGGCTTCGTGCCGAGCATCGCCTGCACGTTGCGGAAGAGCGTCGTGTCCTGCGCGTCCGTCGCGTTGAAGCCCGACCACTGATAGGTCGAAGCGTCCGGACGGATGCCGAAGGCGTTGAACATGATCTCCTGCCAGTAGTCCCGCTCCGACCCGGCGAGCGCGTAGTCCATCGCCGCCCGGTCCTGGTCGTTCAGGTCGCTGAGAAACGCCTCCCAGCTGCCGTAGTTCGCCGCCAGCGCGTCCGCGACTTGCTTCTGCTCTTGGGTCATGTTCATCTGACCCTGGAGCACCCGGACGTCACCCTCCGCCGCCTGCGCCGTCCCGTTCGCTGTCCTGTACTCGTAGATGCCGTCCTCGCCATTCGGAACCCAGATGCCGTTGACATAGTGCCCGCTGACCGGCGGCAGCGCCGCCGCGTAAGGGCTGAGCCGCCCGCCGCGCGCGTAGAGCATCTGGCTCTCCGGCACCTCCGCGGTTCCCGTGCGCTCTGCCGCCGTGACCTCGACATAGCGTCCCTTGCCCGTGCCCTGGTAGCCGGTGGTCTTCAGCAGCCCATCTGAAATGGCTGCGATGTTCTTTTTGTACTCCTCTTCGAGCTGTTGGAGCTTTTCCGGCAGCGCCGCCACCGCGTCGTTATACGCACTCTGTGCGGCGTTGTAGGCCTCAAGCGCCTGCGCGGCTTCGTCCGAATCTTTCCCGGCGCGGCCCACGGCTTCCAGATAATCCTGGTACGCCGCGCCCGCCGCCGTGCCGAGCCCCTCGACCTCCGCGTTGAGGCCCGCCTTGCCGTGCTCGCGCAGCTTCAGGGCGTGCTTCATCGCGGCCTCGTAGTTTTTATCCCAGTCCACGCCCGCCGCCGCGAGGCCGAGCGCGCCCTTGCCCTGCATGTACTCGTCCGTTTCGTACCACTCGACCTCGCCGAGGGCCTTCTTCAGCCGCGTGTCGATCTCGTCGAGCTGCGCCTGCATCTCCGGGCTGAGCTCGATCACCCCGTTCTCGTCAAAAAGGGTCGCCCATGACGCCATGAGCTCGGTGTATTCGGTGTAGATCGTCTGCAGCTGCTCCACGACGTGCGCGAGGTAACTGTTGCTCTCCGCGGGCGTCTCCACGTCCCCGTGGCCGGTGTCGCCGACGGTGTTCGGGTGCTCCCCGCCTGTGCCGCCGCCCTTCGCCGCCGCGTCGAGGTCGCTGTAATACCCCTCAAGCAGCGCGACGGCCTTCTCGGCATCCTCGCCCCAGGTCTTCCGGGCGTACTCCTGGTAGACCAGCGACGTGCCGCCCTTGCCCTTGTAGAGATAGACCTTGTCGAGGTCGCCCGGGTCGGTGGCGACGGCGCGCATCTCCGCCCACAGCCGCTTGGCCTCCGCGATCGCCGCGGTCTCGTCCATGCCGAGCGTGGTCTTGCACCAGTCCACCATCGCGGTGAAGGTCGCGTCCCCGCTCGCCTCGGCCTCGTCCGCCGTCTGGCTGCTCAGGCTGACGCCCAGCTTTTCCGGGCTGCCGACCGTGCTCACCAGCGTCGTCCACGCCTGCGCCGCGACCGCCGTCGCGCTCTTCATGTCGCGCCCGGTCTTGTCGATCACGAACTTTGTCATCGCGCCGAGCTCAAGCATCTGCCGCTCGGTCTGCGGCTTGCTTTCCTCCTCCGGCGTGGTCGTCGGCGGCGTTTGCGTCGCGCTGATCAGCGTCTTCCAGTCCGTCTCGACGGTGGCCTTCGCCGCGTCGATCTCCGCCTTGAAGTCCGCGAGGTAGGACTGGATCGCGTCGAACTCGTTCTTCTCGATCTTCCCGTCGTGCGTGGCGACCTCGAGCGCGTTCTCCCAGTTTTCCGCCGAGAGGGTCAGCTCCGTCCGCCGCTCGCCGTTGATGTAGTAGTTATTTTCGGTGCTGCTGACGCTCTCCTTCGCGTGGCCGATGGCCGCCGCGATGTCCTCCGCGGTCAGCCTGCTCTTGCGGTCCTCGCGGTAATCGACCTCATACGCGGCCTTGATCGCCTCGACGCTCCGCGCGATGACGTCCATGCTGGTCTGCATCTCGCGCTGCCCATAGGCCGCCTGGTTGCCGCCCGCGTAGGCGTCCTCGCTCGACATCTCCGGCAGCGCCAGCGCCTGCGCCAGCTTTCCCGCGCCGACCACGCCGAGCATCCCCAGCCCGACGCCTGCCGCCCCCGAGCCGAGGGTCACAAGCGCGGCCTTGATCCCCGCGCCCGCCGCCGCCGTCGTGGCCGTGGTCGCCGCTGTGGTGGCCGCCGTGGTCGCGGCTGTCGTCGCCGCCGAGGTGACCGCCGTGGTCGCCGCCGCCGTTCCGGCTGCGCCCGCCGCCGCGGTGCCTGCCCCCGCCGCGCCCGCGCCCAGCGAGAGCAGCTTGCCCGTGGTCGCGGCCTTCAACGCAAACCCGCCGACGCCCGTGACGGCTTTGCCGACGCCGAGCACCGGCAGCAGCCAGCCCGCGTTCTCCGCGGCCCACTTCGCCGTGTCCGCGAACAGCTTCAGCGCGCCCGTCGCCGTGTTCAGCAGGCTCTCCAGCCCGCCGTCGGCGAAGCTGGAGACCAGGTCCTTGACCGCGTCCGCCAGCCCGTGGACCGTCTCCTGCCCCTCCGCGCTGCCGATCCAGTCCGCGATCCCGCGCCCGGCCTCGGCCATCGTGTCCGCGATCTCCTCAAACGCCGGAGCCAGTCCCGCCATCGCCTCATACTTGAGCGTCGTCCACGAGGCGTTCATCCGCTCCAGGCTGTCGCTGAACCGGGTCAGCTTATTGACCTGATCCGCGCCGAGCACCAGCCCCGCGCGCTCCGCCTCCTCGCAGTAGCCCTCCCAGGCCTTGCGCCCCGCGTCGATCAGGGGCCGCAGCTCCGCAAAGCTCCGCCCGAAGATCTGCTGCGCGGTCGCGTCCCGCTCGGTCTCGTCGGTCATCCGGCTCAGCGCCTCGATCGTCTGCCAGAAGGTGTCCTGCGCGTCCCGCAGGCCGCCCGTGGCCGTCCGCGTCTGCACGCCGAGCGCCTGAAACGCCGCCGCGCTCTCCTTCGACGAGGAGCGCATGGAAGACAGCATCTTCGTCTGCGCCGATGCCACCGTGGACGCTTCCACGTCCACAAAGCGCGCCGCATACTCCCACTGCTGGAGCGTCTGGGTGTCGATCCCATACCGGCTCGCGTTCGTCGCCAGCGTGTCGGCCCAGTTCGCCGCGTCCTTGCCCATGTTCCAGACCGAGGTCGCCGCTTTCTTCGCCGCGCTCTCGACCTTGCTGATCGCGCCGGACACGTTCTGCAGGGCTGTGTTCAGCCCCTGCAGCCGCACCGAATCAAGCGCCTTTGTCTCCTTGGCCGCCCGCTTCATCCCGGCCTGCATCTTGTCGGTGCCGCTCTGCACCGCGCCCAGGTCAGCTTCGAGGTCGTTCAGCCCGGCCTTGGCCTTGTTCAGCTCCGCGGCCAGCTCACGCGCGCCCGCGGAGTTTTCGCCCATCGCCGCGGCCTGGGCCTTGTAGGCCGCCTCCAGTTTGGCGACGACCTTTTCCTGCTCCGCGATCTGTTTGGTAAGCGCCGCCGTCTTCTGCTCGACGTAGGCCTGCGTATTCCCAGTCTTTCGCAGCTCACTGTCGGCGAGCTTGCTCTCCGTCTGCAGCTGTTTGACCGTTTTCGCGGCCTCCTGCATCTCTTTTTTGAAGGCCGACGCCTCCGCCGTCAGCTTGACCGACATCGTCTCACCTCACTCGATCCCCGCCTTGCGCGGGTCTTCCTTCTTCCGCTTGATCCCGTGCTGCTGGTCGTCATAGGCCTGCCGCATCAGGTACAGGTCGCACAGGCAGCCGGGCGCCAGCCCCCGCGTCTCGGTGTAGCTGACCCCGGCGATCAGGCCGTAGGACGTGACCGTGCGAGGCGTCAGGCGTCCTTGCCCTCTTTTTTTTCGAGACCCTCGAGGATCGGGTCGATCACCGCGTCCTCGCCCTTCTTCGCTTCCATCCGCAGGCCGTCCGCGATGGCCAGATCGACCGCCGCGTTGACCTTGCCGACCTCCGCGGGCTTCATGTGCTCCCGGATCCACTCCGCGGGCATCTTCTCGCCCTTGCCCAGGCGCGCGCCCTCGTCCGCGAAGATCGCCGTGATCTCCCGCAGCGTCTTCAGCCGCCCGCGCCCCTTCAGTTTTTCGTCGATCTCGCTCAGCAGGCAGACCTGCTCCTCCATCGCCTCCCACGAGGTCATGTCGAAGACCAGCTCCGCCGTCACGCCGTCAATCGTCAGTTTCGCCATGCAATCCTCCGCAAAATCGAAAAGCCGGGCAGCGGGCGTGGACAGGCGTCCCGCCCGCGCCCGGCATGAGGTCGTCAGGTGATATTGGCCAGGCTGTTCAGATAGCTGACCGCCGCGGCCTCGCTCTCGAAGTCCTTGTAGGTGCGCAGCTCCGCGCCGAGGGTCGTGTTGAGCACGACCGGCCACACCTTGCCGGTGATCGTCGGCGTGCCCCAGTCGATGGTCTCCTCCTTCGTGTTGCTCTCCTCGTTGTCCGGCGAGAACGTCACCTTGTGGAACCAGAAGGTCCGGAAGGACTTCGTGCCATTGACAATGTTCACCTGGATAAAGCCGAAGCCGACGTTGATCGTGTTCTCCGTCGCCAGGGTGTACACGTCGGAACCCTTGCTCTTCTCCAGGCCGAGCAGCACCGCCACCGCGGTGTCGAGCTCCGTGGTCTCGATCTCCACGTCCGCGCCCGTCGCGCTCTTCAGGTATTCCGCCAGTTTGTCATCACCGTACAAACTGGCTTCGTCCCAGTTGTAGGTGATCGCGCCGCGCCGGGCGTGATCCGCCTTGACGCCGGCGCCGTAGGTCAGCGAAGTCACGCCGCTCGCCTCGGTCTCAGCGGAGATCGGCGCAAATACAAGATACTTCATCCCGATACGTGCCATGTTGATTCCTCCTTGTTTGTCAGCCTGCCGTGGTCGGGTCAGGGATCGGGTTGTCTGTCGTGTCCTCAACGTCCTCCACGACCGGCAGTGTGTCGTAGTGGTGGTGATAGATCTCGTAGACGTACACGCCGCCAGACTGTCCGTCGTGGTGCTGCGTGACCACAACCTCGATCAGACACTCGTAATAGCCTTTGCCCTGATCGACGTTCGTGTAATGCCACGTTCCGCCCTCACCGCAGTGCAGGTTATAGATGACATTGCCGTTTTCGGCCACGGTGCGCGCCAGCGTGGTGCCGCAGTTCGGCGTCGTGTTCGCGCCGAGCGTCCATGTCGGGGCGTTTGGCACTGCGTTGGCGAAAACAACCCAGTTGGCGTTCAGGCTGTGGTCGGGCGTGCCGCCGCCCGTAACGATCGTCGCCGTGTAGCGCGTCACGTCCGGGTCAAAGGCGGGCGAGAAGCTCGCAAAGCTGCTGGGGTTCGGCGCGCTTGCCAGCTTCCAGGTCGCCGGAATCTCGCCCGGGAACCGCGCCGCGAGCCAGGTCATGGCCTCGGCCATCGACTCGAACTCCGCGAACTCCCGCAGCTGCTCCTCCGTCGATCCTTCGCGCCGGATTTCCACCGTCTCCGCGTGTCCCCGCAGGATCGGGCAGCCCCATTCGATCCGCTCTTCCTTGGTCTGGGTCTCCTCCGTCTCCAGGGAAAACGTGACCTTATGAAACTTGATCGCGCGATAGCGCAGCCTGCCGTTGACGATCTGCACCTGAATGAAGCCAAAGCCGACCGGCCTGCCGCTCTCACAGAGCAGATGCGACACCGGGCCCTCTTCCGGATCGCCGTACGCTTCCACACCGAAGGCGTCGATGCGCTCCAACCGCTCCGGCAGCAGCCCGTCCCGGCTGTAATCGTTGTCGGTGTACCGCGGCGCCCATTCGATTTCGATGTCCGCGCTCAGCGTGATCTGGTCATGCTCCGCGAGGAGGTCATCCCCGTAGAGCTCTGAATTGAATTTGTTGTAGTTCACCTGCGCCCGCCGCGCCCCTGGCACGGCATAGGGCGCGTTGTCGGCTCCTCCGTCGCCCTCGTAGAGGAGCGTCCCGAAGCTCTTCGCCAGTTCGATGGCCGCTTCCGTCTCGGGGTCGCCGTCGGCCATCAGCACAGGGGAAACAAAATACCGCTGCAAACCGATGTTTGCCATGCAGTCACCTCCGCTGGTTACTTGTCTTTGATCTTGTCGATGATCGCCTGCGCAAAGGTCTCCGCGGATTTGGTTCCCGCCGCGTCCGCCGCGGCGATCGCCCGGTTGTAGGCCCTCCGCTCGAAGTCGTTGGCCGGGCGGTTGCTTCTCCCCTTGCATAGATCCCGCACAAAGTACTGGATCGGGAAGCCGGATTCCGTGAAGTAACCCTCGAAGCTGATGGACGTGTCCGTCCCGCTCCGTCTGTCGCGGAATTTCGCGACGCCGAGGCTGTTCGCGATCTGGCTGGTCGTGCTGGAATCGAACGGCAGGGCCAGCGCCTCCGCTTTCATCGCGTCGGCCATCACCGCAGCCGCGTCGAACAGGCCATGCTTGGCCGCTGGCAGCGCCGCGCCTCCGGCCCTCTCCAGCTCCTTCAGCAGATTGGAGAAGTCCGCCTTGAACCTGATCCGGCTCACTCGACCCCACCCCATTCCTGCCAGATCCACACATAGTGCAGGATCCGCGAGTCCGGCTCGTAGATCACGTCGTCCAGCCTCCAGCTCAGCCCGGCCTCCGCGAGGGCCTCCTGCACGCCCTGCGGCGCGCCGGTGGTCAGGTTTCGCACGAACAGGTGCGCGGAGCCTTCCAGCCCCTGCTCCTGCATCGCGCCGTCCCCCCACACCGCCGCCGCCTGGCCGTCCAGGGTGATCACGCCCCAGGCCTCGGCCTCCGGGTTCTGCTGCCAGGCGAAGAGGGAGAACGCCGCGCCGCTTTTTGCCTCGCAGATCGCTTTGAGGTTTTCCAGCGTTGTCACGGCGCCGCCCTCCTCTCCAGCGTCAGCTCCACCGAGCCGTCCCGGGTGTTGAGCCACGGGTGCATGACCCGGAACTCCACGTCCTTCCCGCTGTCGGGGTCGCGGATCACGCAGCGCTGCTCGTCCCTGTACTCGTCCGGTGCGGCCAGCCGGATGATGATGTCCGGCTTCAGCCCGTGCGCCGCCGCCTCATACCGCTCCCGGTACGAAACAGACCGCACCGTGCAATACACAGTGCGGCCTTCCGTGACCGGTGTCTCGAAAACCCCGAGGGGCTGGGGTTCGTCCCTGTACAGGGTCGCAATGTTCGCCCCCGCCCGGATCATGCCCCATCCCCCCAGTCGGTATAGCCGGTGGCCGTCATCAGCTGCGCCTTCTGCTCGTCATAGGCCGCCTTCAACCGGTCATAGTCCTCGGGACTGCCGAAGTGCGTCCGCACATAGGTGAGGATGGCCCGCTGGACCAGCGCGTCCGTCACCTCGAGCTTCACCCCCGCAATGCCCAGATCCAGCTCCGCCGCCTCGATCAGGTCGGTGATCTCATCGTCATAGGCGTCCGTGGTCAGCCGCAAGGCCAGCTTTGCCTTTTCCAGCATGGTTTCCCCTCCCCTGTGTTACGGTTCTTCGTTCGTCTCCTGAGCCGCCAGAATCTCGGCGATGATCTCCGCCTTTCTCGTGGCCGTCAGGGTGATCCCCATTTCGTCAGCGATACGCCGCAGCTGGGGCACTGTCAGCGCAGAGAGCTCCTCCTCGGACAGGTCGCCGGAGGCGTCCGTGTCCGCGTCACTGACGGTTATGTCCCCTGGTCAACGGTCAGCAGCGCGAACGCCTTCGGGGCCATCAGCTTGCACTGGAACCGCGCGTAGGCCGCGTAGGTGATCACGTGCTTCTTGATGTCGCGGTCGCTCTCCACCATCACGTCCTGGATCATGTTGCCCACGACCTGCTGCGGATAGCCGATCAGCAGCTTGTTGGCATCCACGGCCTCCTCGACCTTCACCGGGTAGCCGATCAGGGTGCCCTCCGCGCCCGCCTGGGCGTTCGGCTGGTAGATCGGACGGCCCGTGGTGTCGGCCATGCCGACGAGGTAGTTGTAGATCGTGGCCCGCTGGCCGTAGACCACGACGCCGCCCTTGGCATTCTTCAGCACGGCGAGCGCGCCCGCGATGTCGGTCCAGACGATCTTCTTCTCGTTGGCCGTGGTCTTCGCGTTGCCGGTGGAGTAGTAGTCGGTCTTGATCTGCGCCACGACATCGGCGGCCAGGGCAGCGCCCATGCGCTCGGCGATCTCGTTGGTGAGGAAGGACTCGAAGGCGTCAATGCTCATCTTCGCCATCGCGTAGCTGATATTGACGTGCTTGGAGAAGTCCTTGCCGCTGAGGGTGACCTTGGCGAAGGTGTTGACCTCGTCGTCGTTGGCCGCGTTCTCGTTCACGGTCGCCGCGTCGCCCTGGCTGATCTCGGTGCGCTTGGCGATCTCCAGGATCGTGCCGGTGCGGTACATGGTGATGTCACCCAGGATGGAATGCTGATCCTCGATCAGATCCCAGATGGTGTTCAGCATCTGGCGGGGCAGTACGTTGCCGCTGCCGTAGGTGGCGTCGCCGGTGGTGGCGACGAAATTGATGGCGTCGCGCTCTTCCTTGGTCAGTTCCTGGCCCAGCAGGTCCTTCAGCAGGCCGCTGCGGTACTCGACGGAATCAACGGAATAATTCATTCGCTTTTCCTCCTCGAAGTTGGTCTCCTGGAGCTTCTCGCCGATCTCGCCCGCGGCGATCTTCGCGCGCAGCTCCTTGCGCTTGTCCGCGTCCGCGCGCAGCTGCGCCCGGCGCTCCTCGATCCACTCCACCACGTCGGCGGCCTGCTCGAGGGTCTCGGTTCCGGCCTCGTCGCTGTCCAGCGCCCGGGCCTCGGTCATGGCCTGGTCGAGGGCGTCCGCGTCCATCGCCATGATCTGCTCCTTGGTGTAGTTCATGCTTTCACCTCCGCAAGTTTCAGGCGCAGCCGCAGCCGTGCCCTTGCCTTCCGCCTGGCCTCATACGCGCGCAGCTCCTGCGCGGCCCAGTTGCTCTCTCCGGCTTCCAGGCTCCGGGCGAAGATTTCCGTGGCGTCGTTGGCTGGCATTGACACCACCGAAACGTCGTATAGTTTGCTGATCTCCAGGATCGTCCGCCGCACGGTCACCAGGCCCGTGTCGTGATCCTCGATGATCTCCCGCTTGTCCCGCTTCACCGTGAAGGCGAAGCTCATCCGGTCGGAGTACCCGCCCCGGATTTCCTCGCGCACCTGGCGGCCCAGCTCCGTGCCGCCCAGCCGGGCCAGCGTGTGCAGGCCGTGCGCGTCCGGCTCCGCTGTCAGCGTGTGATTCCGGCTCCGCGCGAAGACCCGCCCGTGGTG